GCACCAGGGGTTCCATGGCCACCACGGCGTCTTCGGCGTCCATTTCATCGTAAACAACACGGACGGCCCAGTTGGCCACGCTGATCGTGGTCTCGGAGCTAACCGGGGTCGATCCGGTGTAGTTGTTGGGATCGTCGCTGGCGATCGCGCTGCGCTTGTAAGGCCGAACGCCGGTGGTCAGGCTGGGTTGGAGCATGGTCGCGTTGGGCATGTCGATCGTACCGAAGAGGGCTGCGACAGCGTTGGGCACCTGGAATTCTTCGTAGATGCTGGGGAAGGTGCCATCGGGGATCCACTCTGCACCAGATCCGGCGCTGTCGGTGATCGCCTTCTCGATCTGGCCACGAATGCCGCTGGGTGCGCGGTGGAGGATCTGGAGGATCTCTGCATCGGTGCGCGGTGTGGAATTGTTTTTAGCGACCAGACGGACCAGACTGCGGCGTTCGACCGCTTTCTGTAGGTCTTGCTGCCATTCGGTCATCACGGTTTTGTCATCCAACAGGCCGGGCTGGTGGATTTCAGCGGTACGGCCGCCGAACTTCAACCGGCGGGTGTTGCTCTTCAGATGGATACGGCCGGTCTCGTCACAGTACCGATGCACCAGCTCGCGATCGCTGGCGCCCTCGACGGAGCGCATGGCCGGGCGTGCCTGGGACTCCATCAAACCTTGCAGCTTTCCGGACAGGTCTTCGACGGCCTTGGTGGTGGCTGCGTTGTCGCCAGCGGTACGGGTAAGGACTGCGGCGGCCTCTTTGAGGTGCTCACGCAGGGACGTTTCGGTGATCTGGTCGGGCACGGTCAGGCCCTTGTTTTGACTGTCGAACATTATTTCGACTCCTCGAGGAAGGGCAAGCCATCGGCCGCCGTGGGTTGATCTCTGAGCCACGACAGGGAATCCGCCGTGGTCGTTGATTTGTCGTCTTTGTCGCCGATCATGGCATGGATCCGGCGCCGTGTGGCCGGGTTGGCCAGCATGTCGCGGATCTGCTGATCGTTGGGCTGGTCAGCAGATGCCGCCAGCAGCGCCATGGAATTCGCGGGGATCGGGGTGATCGAAAACTCGACCAGTTCGTTCTGGCTGGCCACGATCCCCATGCTGTTTTCGGCGTATCTGGGATCGTTTTTGGGCAGATCCGCCCGGTATTGCACCTGACCGGGGAAAAACCCGACCGATCCGGCGTTCAAAAAACCCCGCTGTAGCTTGCCCGCAACTTCGGCAGCAAAGGGATCCTGCATGTCAAATTCCATGTCGATGACCAGCTGCCCATCGACAACATCCACCGCCAGCGCACGGGCGATCGGCGGTCTGCCGCTGTCGTGGTTCCACAGGATCACAGGGTTGGATTTGAACGCGTCCAGCTTCCAGCTCTGTTCGACTATGTCGCCCATGCGATCCACGTCTGCGGTCGATGCCACAAATTTGAATCGGCTCTGGATCATGTCGTCGGTCTGCCCATCCTCTGGCGCCATGCGCTTAAGGACGATCCCCAGTCGGTGTGTCATGTCTCCCCCATCCTTTGCGGCCATGCCCACGGCCATGCGCTCCCCTGCGTCGGCCGCGTCCATCTGGCGCCCCACCTTTTCCGCCCATGTCTGGCCGGGGTCTCCAAACCACGCAGCCCACGCCACGCGGCCGGGGCTTGGATAGCCAGGCTCCCCAGGGTCGAAGCCCTCGCCGTCTTTGTCGCCTTCGTGGCGGGCGAACCACGCACGCATCGCCCGCGCCTTTTCAAATGTGATATCCCCGCCGTCTGCGACCCGCCGCGCCCACAGCTTCGTGCCCTGGGTCATGCCGTCGCCGGCCTTGCCCTCTTCGATCCACTGGACTGCCCGCCTGGCCTCTTCGACCATGCCCGCCGTGGGTGTGAAGTCGATCCCTTCGTATCTGGCCGGGGTCGGCTTCGTCACCATGTCGCCGTCTTCGTCGGCTGCGCGGGTGGTGGCGCCTTCGTAGTAGCAGCGGCAATTCTCATGCCGTGGCAGCTCGGGACCGGCGTGTGACCCGTCGGAACGAATCGCGAACACCCTGCCATCCAACGGGGCGCATATCTCGCACACCTTTTCGTCCCTGCCCGTCCTGTAGCGCACCGCTGGGCGGGCTTTGGCCTCTGGCTGGGTGTCGGTGTCGGTGCTGTGCACGATACGGAGAATCGGCGGGCTGGCGGCCTGCTGGGTAACCTCTGGCGGGCTGACCGGCTGGCCGGCCGGCTCTTGGATCATGCTGGGGTCGATTTCGGTGAAGCCCTCGACCTGGAGCGCATCGATCGGGGTCAGGCCGAATTTCTCCACCAGCATGGCCGCCCGCTGCATGCGGTCGGATCTGCTTTCCTGGAGCGCATCCACGCCGCTGGTGTCATGCACCACGCGATCGGACATGGTGCCCATGCGCTGCGCGATCCGGGTTAGGCCATCTTCGATCAGGGCGATCAACCCCAGCAGGTTTTGCCAGTAGATCCGATTCTGCTCTTTGGCGGTCGCAAAGTTGGCCGACGGCAGGAAGAGCCGCACGTAAGCCACGCCGATCACCGCCAGCACGCTGGATCGTGTCCAGTCGCGGGCGCTGGTGAATTCCATGTCTCGCGCATTGAAGGGCAGCAGGTTGACGTCAACGGGGCCGTTGATCGGCACCACGCCGGTGGATTCGATGTTGCGTTGTACGGCCTGCACCAGCTTTGCCATAACGTCGCCTGGGATCGGCATGTCGCCTTTGGGGCTGATCGTCATGGAAGGCTGGCCACGCCCGGCCTCAGTGCGCCAGCGTTGGCTGGCCGCGTACTCGCCGCCCAGCTCCGTCTGGAGCACCTCGATCGCACCCTGACCATACAACCCGGCCACACCGTCGCGCCACGTCGTCTGTTTGATGTGGATCACATCGTCGGGGCTATAGTCGGTGTATGTGCCATCCTGATCGAAGCGGTAGGCCAGCACCCCGCCGTCGGCGCTGGGGATGATCTGGACATGCTCAGGGTGGAGCCGTACCACAGAAGCAACCGACGACCCCGACCCCAAAACCAGCCCGTAAAAATTGCCGGCCAGCAGCAGATCGACCATCATTTGACGGCGCCACAGGGTGGGGCCTGTGCGGTGCGATGGCCGGCGCATGAGTCGGATCATAGGGTGATCGGCCACCGTGCGCGACCGGGCGCCCACTTTGCGCTGCACCGTCAAGGGCAGGCCCGAAATGTCGTTAGCGACCGCTTCGACCGCCGCGTAAACCCATGGAAACTGCCCAAAAGCGGCCATGCTGTTGACGACAGGGTACGGCGGTGGCTGCGGTGTTTCGCGCTCCCATGCGCCCCCATAGGTGATCTGGGTGGGCTGCTCGACGATGGTCAGCTGACGGATAATCCACCGCCAGCCATCTTCGATCCGTTGGGAAATAGTGCGCTTGTCTTTGGCCATTGTTGCCCGTGTACCGTCGCCGGGTTGCAAGGTCAAGACCTAACATACACGACCGGGATCCCTGTAGCAATTTGAAGGGTCGACAGGCCGGCCGGCCGGTCACACCCACTTCGGTTCGGTCTTCATCCAGTACACCATGTAGCGCAGACAATCCGACAGGTGGTCGGCCTCTTTGTGGATCGTCCCGTCGGGCTTGCGTCTGTATAGGTTCAACTCTCTAAGCAGCTCCACGCAGTTGGCATGGAAGACCAGCCGGGGATGGCCTTGCTCACACAGCGCCAGCCGTTCGGCCACCGCGTCGATCCCCGGCTCCACCCCTTTGCGTGCTGGGCTGGTGTGGAGGTCGTGATCCCTTGCCAGCGTGATCCGCCCGTCTTTGTCTGCTGGGTCGGCCACCGTCCATGCAAACCGATCTTGACCAGACAGGGCAATTATCTGGCGGGCGTTGGCCGACAGCTTGACGTCTTGCGTCAGCAGCTCGCAGTAAATGTGCAGCTGGTCAAGGTCGGGATCGAGCGCACCCCACACACATGCGAAATTGTATCCGAAGTCAATCGCCCGGAACCGGCGCCACTCCGTCGGCAGGGTGCGCGGCTCCACCACATGGATGGCGCGATCGAGCGACGGGTAGATCAGGCCACGGGCGCGGGCAAATTTGCCATACAACCGGGCGTCGCGCTTGTGCGGCTCCAGGTGGCTGAAGCGTGCCAGCAGGGATCGGCTGCGCACGTGCGGGTTGTCCAGACCTGTGATCCGGCTGTACAGATGGCCGGGCGGTGGGTTGTGCACGAAGCGATCAAAAGCCCATGTCAAGCCCTTCAGCGGTGTCATGGACAGCACCGCCACCCCGTCGGTTTCGGCCAGCCCACGGCTGATCTCTTCGTACACGTCTTCGGGGTGCTCTTCGTCAAGGATGGCCGCTCGTGGGGCGTTGCCCTGGAATTTCTCGCGACCCTGTGCAGCCGCCTTGCAGACGATCCGGCCCCCGTTGGGCATGATGCACTCGGCCTGGTCGACGGCTTTCCATTTGCGCCGCTTGGTGCCCGCTGGAAGCCACCGATCAAGCTTTGGGCGGTGGTATTCAAGGCTATCGTTGAAGGTCAGCGCAGACACCACGACCGCTCGATCATGGGTGGCCGGCCCAACAGGGATGGCCGACGGGTCGATCCCGTTCAGCCTGCACCACCGACGCACCCACCATTCCCCAGACCCTGCGGCCAGCGCCACGGCCAACTGTATGGCCGATTCCGACTTGCCCGCCCGGTTGGCGCCGCCGATCATGTACGCCACCAGATGCCGCGTATGGAGTAGTTCGGCCATGGTGTCGCGCTGGCTGGTGCGTGCTTCTGGCTGGCCTTCCATGTCACACCCAGCCGTGTGGCACACGTAGGATCCGCGCACGCCGGGTACTGGGTGCATTTCATGGCCGCAGCCCCGTGGGCGGCCTGTGTCGCCATGCCACCGGGTGCAATGTGGACGCCACAGACGCCCAAAGGCCAGCGGGTAGGCGTCGGCGATGGCCTCCAGGTCTCCCAGGTCTTGGATGTGCTCCGACAGCATCCACCGCGCCTCATTGGGATCCTGTGGCGGGTGGACTGGCCGGCCGGCCGGTTTACTCGTCATCTGTCTGGCTGTCGTCGTCTTCGGTGTCGTCTTCGTGGTAGACCGTGGCGATCAGCTGCTCCCGGATCTGGCTGGTGTGGTCGATACGCTCCAGCAGTCGATCGAGATCCTGACCGTCACCCAGCCGGCTCGACTCGGTCTGGGCGATCTCCCCACGTATGTCGAGCTGTCGGTGGTAGCCGAATCGCCGCTCCATCACCCACGCAGCCGCCCTCCAGTCCTCCTGTGCGGCCTGTTGGATGCGTGCGAGCTGGGCAGCGGCACACTGTGAGCGCCCCTGCGAAATGGCCTGCCAGAAGGCCGCATAGACTGTCCCGCGTTCGTTCTGACCTCTGGCGAGGATCCTGTAATATGTGCGCTGGCTGATCCCGATGTATTGACAGGCCAGCTCGTTGGTCATGCCCAGCCGCATGGCCTCACGTGCCATGCGCACCATTTCCGGGGTGATCTCGATTGGTGGGCGCCCCATCACTCACCATCCACCACGGCCGACAGCCGCGCCCGGATGATGTCGCAGTAGTGAGGATCGCGTTCACTGGCGATGCAGGCCATGCCCTCACGCTGTGCAGCGATCAGGGTTGTCCCACTGCCGCCGAAAGGTTCCACCACCAGCCCTCCGGGTGGTGTGACCAGTCGCACCAGCCAACGCATGAGACCGATCGGCTTGACCGTGGGATGGTTGTTCTTGACCTCTGAAGCGGTTCGGCCAGCGCCTGTCCTGGGGTTGTTGAGACCCGCCGATCCCTCTTTGCGCTCGACAGCCTGGGCGCCTGTGACCGCTGGCAAGTCGTCGCAGCCCTCTTCCCGTTCTGCGCGGCTGGGCTTGACGCAGTGGTATATGTTGCCCGGCCATCGGCCTCCCTCTTTGTGTTGCTGCACAACATCACCGGGCTTTGCTCCACCAAAGTCAATGGATGCCGCTTGACTTTGGCGTATGACCTTTGTGAAGTCTGGTATTGATTTGTCAGCCTGCGGCCATGCTGGATCACCATAGGGGATCCGCGCCGCGTCGATGTTTAGGCCGCCCGTTCCATGCGTCAGAACGTTTTCGGCGATCGTCCCTTGTAAGGGCTTGCGTACCAGGATCGCCGGCTCCTGTGCAGGCTTTAGGGCTGTACCCCAGCCCGCCCACCGCTTGGCCTCTGGCGTGATCCCGGTGTGTTCTGGCATGGCCTGCGGTGCTGCGTATGACTGTCCGACCATGTTGTTGACAGCTACGCCACGGTGCCCCATGGCGCCCAGATGCTTGTCGATCTGGATGCACACGTTGTGGCTTTTGGGGAATCCCTGCCATTGCAACCACGCGATCATGTCGCGTACTTCAAACCCGGCATCTTCGAGATTCACCGTCAGGCGGTGTACGGTGCGTGTGGCTGCGAAGGCGACCATGTGCCCGCCGGGCTTCAGCACCCGAAGACATTCGGCGGCAAATTCTGCACCGGGTACGCTGGAATCCCAGCCCTTGCCCATGAACCCGATCCCGTATGGTGGATCGGTCACTATGCTGTCGACGCTGTCGGCGGGCAGGCTTCGAAGCATCTGTAGACAGTCTACGCAGTGGAGGTCATGGCGGCCGATCGTCACCGTGTCGCCTGCCTGGGTGATGGTAGGCACATCTTCTGGGATCTGGTCGTCGGTGGATCTGTCGGCGGTGTCATCGTCGGCCGTGGCGCCTTCCATGTCGAACGGGTCAGCGGTTAGGATCGCGTCCAGCTCATCCTGTGACCACCCCAGGCCATCCAGATCGAAGGACTGATCGGCCAGGCTCTGGAGGATATCGGCCACACCTTGATCGTCCCACGTGGCGATCTCGTTTAGTTTGTTGTCGGCCAGCGCCAGCGCCGCAGCCTGTGCAGGGTCGAGATCCATGTATCGGACCAACACTTTGTCCATGCCCAGCTGTTGCGCGGCTTTGTGGCGGGTGTGGCCTGCGATGATCACCCCGTCGGTGCGCCGGGCAATGATCGGGGCGCCCCAGCCGAAACGCTCGATCGACTTTGCGACATGATCAACGGCTTCGTCGTTGTGGCGTGGGTTTTGTTCCCATGGCTTGACGTCGTTAATGTGTACCCACATGGCGGGATTGTCGGTTGTCATGGTGTCTCCTGATTGTTGACCGGCCGGCCGGCCTGTTTTCCACAGTGTTATTCACAGGTTGTGGATAAGTAGTTTTCCACAGACTTATGCATAGCCTGTCGATTAATCGGATCCCTTGACCAGATAGAAGATCGAGCCGTCGGGATCGTTGCTGGTGGTGATCGTCACTGTCTCACGAAGCGGGATCGGGCTGTCGGTTGTTGCCTGCACGCAGACATACAGCGCCGACAGGGTGCCACGGCGCCCGCTGGGGAACGTGTGGGGCACTGTCACCGCGTCCGTGCAGTCGGGCAGGGTAGACACCCAGCAGTCGGTCGTGGAAAGCAGACACGACACGCTGCACAGCGTGCCTGGCCTGCGTGGGTCGCTGTGGAAGGTCAACAACTGGACGCCGTGGGGATCCTCTGGATCGATGCGTGGCCCCGTGGGGGTCTCCACAGTCTCCAGATGGGGGCACGCTGGCGGGGTGGCCAGCAGTGGATCACCGGATAGCCTGACCTCCAGATCGTCAGCGTCGACGGCCACCGTGCCCAGATGAAGCGCGGGATCCGGTTTATCGTCGAAGGCCAGCGCCACCATGATCCACAACATCCATCACCCCACGGGCAGCCACTGGCCGGGGTCGCTGCCACGTGCTGCCGCTTCCACGGGTAGACAGATCGGGTATGTGATCGCGCTCTCTCTGTACTGCCCGACCGCGTCGCCATAGGTCACGCCGGCCACCCGCTGGAAAGCTTTGCCCTCCCTCTCTTGATCAGCCGGGGTCATGTGTACAGTCAGATCAAGCGTGCCATCTGCGTGGCTGTCGGCCACGATCGCGGTTCTCCACTGCGATGCACCGTCCACATCGGGGCGCCGGTAGCGCACCACCTGGGCGCACGCGGCCAACTGCTGGCGGTATTCGGGATCGAGCGGTGACAGGGTGACCACCAGATCAAGGGTGCCGCCATCGCGCTGGCGGGTGACGGTGGCCGACCGCCAGCGCGGTTCGCGGGTGTTGGTGTCGTCGGCCAGTCGGAATTGAACGGCTGCATGGCGTAACATTTTCGGGTTCAGCTCCATCAAATAGGGGGGCGATTTGGGCTGGGCGGGGAAGGGTCGCAAGACCAGGGCCAGCAGCCCTCCACAGTATCCACACACACAGTAACCCCAGCCCGGTGGGGGCTGGGTGTAGTCGTCATGTCTGATCCGTCGGAAGCGGTCGACAGGTAGCCACCACACCTGAGGTTTGCCGCACATGGTGCAGGCCAGTGGATGGCCGGGCATGTCCCACCACATGAGGGTCGTGCTGAAATGCAGCCCGGCAATGGTGGCCGGGTCGATCATTCCCCCTCGGTCTCCGTCAACTCTTCGGTGGCCTCCGTCGGCTCCTGGGTGGCCTCCGTCGGCTCCTGGGTGGCTTCCGTGGCCTCCGTGGCCTCCGTGGCCTCCGTGGCCTCCTGTGCGGCCTCTTGACAGTCGCATTCTGGGCACACCTGCATCATATCCGTCAAGGTCTCGTCGTTCTGCGCCATCAGCACCCCGGCGCACATGCCGCCGATCATCCAGGCCAGCCGGATCGCCCATTTTTTGTCCATCTGCATCGTTCAATCCCTCCACTGGTCTGGGTGTGGCGCCCAAATTGCCCACACCAGCAGCCAGATCAGACATATGACTATCACACTGGGCGGCCATGGTGTGCTTTGGATGATTGAGCCGGTCGTCATGGCGATCAGAAGACGCAGTCCGACCACCCACGACCTCGACACCCTGATCCGACCCAGGGCGACAAAGCGGCCCCACAGTCTCCGTGTCCCAGTCGATAGGCGCCGCGCCCAGCTCCGGAGTAGGTAGGCCAGGCGCGGCATAGGTCGGATCCTCGATCTGGGGTGGTGCGGTGGGCAGCGCTTCGAGGTCGACCCCTGGAAAGGGGATCAGTTCCCCGGCCATGCTGCCCCCCCTATCGATCAGTCTGGATGCACGATCGATACCTGTACATACACGCCCGGCTGATCCCCTGCATGCTTTGTAGCGGTAACTTCCACGACCTGCGAATCGTTGGCGATCACACCGGCCATCTGGGCGGCATCGAAGATGCCCTTAATATAGTTGTCAATGTCTCCCCAGCACCCGCCGACGGGCGCCGGGTAGTCCTGATCGGCCAGCCAGTACAGCGCGGCCAGCCCAGACCGTGGGCGGCTCTTTGGCCGTGGGATCACGACCTCGATCGAGACCGCCACCGCCATGCCGATCGGCGTGCGTCGACGATAGGCGGCCTGGAGCATGAGGGCGCACCGCTGTTTATATTGGGAGTAGCGCTTGGTATTGTACGTGCCCCACTTCGTCACCCGTGGGCGGCTGGCGGGGATGGGTTCGCCGGGGATCCAGAGCTGGATCAATGGTTCGCCGCTCACAGCACCCCCCACGCGTCGACGGTGGACAGGCTGGCCGGCCGGCCGGTCACATCTGATCGCATGATGGGGATCCGCACGCTGCACGACGTGCACACCCCCACGCCCAGACGGTGCCCCATGCTGGGATCGGTGGTGCATAGGTCCACATCGTCAAGCGAGGGCAGGCGCACAATCGCCAGCTCTGGATCGGCTTGGTGTGCAGGCCAGGCGCTGACCCGCTGGCGCATCACCGACAGGGTGCCGGGGCACGCCTTGCCAAAGCCCAGATCACGGCCGCAGACGGCGCCGGATCGCACCCAGCGCGGCTCGAAGAGGTCGTGAATGATCATCGGTCTCCCCCCATGGCCAGCCCTGCCCGCTGGAGAAAGGCCGCCGCTTCGTCGCTGACGTTTCCGCGCATGGCCTGATATACCGCCCGCCGGATCCGGGTCTGCTCTGGTGTCGGGCCGTGTTCCTCTTCAGGGCTTGGCCGGGTGTACCATGGCGACCCCGGCCGGCTGTCTTCACTGACAAGCCGGGCGCTGGATCCCGACACATAGTTGCGGGCGTCGTGCCTGTTAAACGCCTTCCATGCTTCCGACAGGGTAAGCGTTGGGCGCCAGTTGGCCGGCCGGCTGGGGACTTGACCTTTGGGGATCTCGCGCTGTAGCTCGATCTGCTGCTGGGCTGCGATCTGGCGGCCTTTCTCGCAGTCGCAGATCACCAGACGGTGACCGATCCGGTAGGGCACGGCGTGCCAGTCTACGCGGCCATCGTCGCCCATGGGGTGGCAATGCTGCACAAAGTGACGGAATCCGGTCCCATGTTCCGACACCGACCCGTCGGCCGCCAGCAGCTCGCCGCACCCTGCACACCCACGGGTGATGTGGCGCACGGTGTGGCGTTCGTCGGCCTCGATCGTCATGCACAGCGACAGCAGGTCGGCCGCCGTGGGGAAAAAGCGCCCGCTTTCCGGGTCTGCGATCCACGCCCGTGCGGCCTGGAGCACCACATCGGAGCGCATGGCACGCAGACAGTCGGCATAGGCCATCTGCACCCCCCGATCGTCGGGGTGGGGGCATTTGTGCACCCGTGCTGCGCGTAGGTATTCGATCACCTCTTTAATGTCGTCTTCACTGGCCATGGTTGGTGTCTCCTGTGTAGTCGGTCAGATCCCATGGGGCCTGGCCGGGCTGGTGGGTGGGGGCTGGGGTGGCGTAGCGCTCTGCAAGGGTCAGCGCGGGCGCCAGTGATGGGGTGGAGCTGGTGGCGGGTGGACTGGCCGGCCGGCCGGGGTCGACTTGGATCCCGTTGGCCTCCAGCACCCGCCAGATTTTGTCGAGCCGTGGGCGGCTGGCCGACCTGCCCAGATCAGCCGCCAGACCGTCGCGGCCTGTCTGGGCGATCTGCTCCAGGGTGGTGTAGCCCACCCGCTGGAGGTCACGAACCAGATCCGGCCACAGCCGATCGCGGCCATCACCAGAGACAGAATCGAGATCAGTCCCGGCCAGCCCGCCGGCCGGTATGTGTTCTCTGTCTCTGTTCTCTGTCTCTGTAGATCGCGCGTGTGGCGGGCTTTGGGCGATTGTTGGGCGAAAAGTGGGCGAAAAGTGGGCGACCGCGTGAGGTTCGCCGGGTGTTTTCGCTCCAAAACTGGGCGGTTTTTGGGCGATTGTTGGGCGATTGTTGGGCGGGTTTTGGGCGACGTGCAGGGCGTCGATCCGCCATGTCTCACCACGTAGCAGCGTCCGCACGGCGTGATCCGTCCATGACCAGCGGGCAGCCAGGCGCCGACGGCTGGGGATCCGTGCGACACGACCCAGCCGGATCTGGCCATCCCAGAAGCGCAGATCCATCATGGCGGCCGACTCACACCACGGGGCGCCGGTGCGCTCCAGCTGGTCGGCAATCTCGATCCACCATGCGACAGGGCAGGCTTCCCAGCCGATGGCCGCCGGGGTGGCCGTCACAGCCACACCAGCCCGACGAAGGCCACGCCGGCGCCCACGCCGATCACAAACCATAGCAGGCCGATCAGCAGCTCGCGCACGGTCTGGCGGTGCCTATAGGCCGCCCAATCTTGTTCGGTGACGAACCACAGGGTATTAGTATTTTGTTCAGACACGAAGACTCCACGGGGCTGGCCGGCGCACTGTCAAATGTACGGCCAGCCCCTCTTTTTTTGGGGTTGATGTTCAGCGGTTCGCTTTTTCGTATGCGAGGCCGCGCTGCATGGTGAAGATACTTGCGCCGTATAGCCGCAGCGCATTTACCAGAAGGCGGCCGTCGATACGCCTGTGGCCTGTCTCACACAGTCGAAGGTGGTCGGGGCTGGTTCCCAGTTGTGCGGCCGCCGTGTAAAGCGACAGGCCAGCGTGTCGCCGCTCTTCGGTGAGCACTACGGGCCAAGGTTTGGATTGCATGGTGGGTGTCTCCTGGTGGAAGGGGTGGGGGTGTCGGTGGTGGCGGGGGCCCTTCGAGCATAGGGCAGACCGACAGCGGGGAAAGCCGGCCGGCCGGCCGGGGCTGTCAGGAGACAAACCCCAGCACCCGGCCAGCCGACCAGCCGCCGTTACTGTAGCCCGCCGGCGGTGTCGGGTGCGAACACGATCCGCAGCTCGCAGCCCAGCAGGTCGGCGATCTGCTGGAGGATCTGCGGCCGGGCTGTCCAGCCGCTTTCTTCGATCTTGATCATGGTGTGGGCGCTGATCCCCAGTTCCCGTGCGAGGGTGTAGCGGCCAACGCCGGCGGCCTGTCGCGCTTCGATGATCTGTTGTCCGATGTGCATGATCGGTGTCTCCTGTGTGGGGGGTTGTGTGCAGTCTATAGCATGGATGCGGGCGCATGTGGCGGACAACATGCGCCCGGCTTGTCAGCGGGTGCCCGCTTTGGCCTTGCGACGGGCGATCACGGCTTTGGCCTCCGCACGGTACGGCGCCAGATCCAGCCCGGTATGGCTGGTGATGTACCGGGCGGTGCGGGCGGCATCGTCGCCGCAGGCCTTGATCAGCCAGTCGGCCAGCGGCATGTCACCGCGCTGGCTATTGCATGCATGGCACGCGGTGATCAAGTTGCCTTCACCGTTGCCGCCGCCGTGGGTGCGGCAGACCAGATGGTCAAGCGACAGCATAACGCCGCGATCTTCGGCCTTGGCGCCGCAGTAGGCACAGGACATGCCGTCTCGCAGGTAGATAGCCAGGCGCTTGTCTTTGCGGATCCAGTTTTTAACGTGTGCCATGTCGGTGTCTCCTGTGTGCGGGCTTCATCGCCCCGGTGGTGTCCAGTATGTATTGCGCTGCATATGTATGTCAATGCATACCGTGCGTTTTGGTGCATGTTTTTTTGTGCATGTTTTATGTTGACGGGTGCATGCAGTTGGTTACATACTGAAGGCCAGCGGGGAACACGAACCAACCCCGACAGGAGACACCGACATGATCACCGACACCACCACCACCGCCCAGCAGCTCGACACCGACACCGATCTGGCATGGCTCGAAGAGGTCGCAGACTACAGCCGCACCCAGACCCACGAAGCGATCGACCAGATGATCGAAGACATGGCCGACGAAGCCGACGAAGCCGCCTGGCTGGAGCGCTGCGAAGAGCTGGCCTATAGCATCGAAGACCACGACCAGCCCTGCTGGTACAAGTAGCCCCCACGGCCACGGGTTCAGCCCGTGGCCATTTTATGACCTCGACTGGCCGGCCGGCCGGTCAACAATGACAACACGACAGGAGACACACCATGATCGAAATGCACCGACTCAACCGCGCACCCATCACCATTATGCAGATGGGTGGCGCCCTGAAGCAAAGCGGATCCCACTACGGGATCGTTATCAACCCCGAAACCCGCGCCGTGGGCGACTACGCCGGGATCGGCGCTGGCATGCCCGCCGAAATCTATCACCAGCGGGTTCTGTTCGTGCCCGTGCGCCGCACCGTGCACCAGCCCAGCCTGATCAACGCGATCAGCGAAAACTTCGACCTGATCCACGACCTGATCGCCTGCTATCAAGGCGTCGAATACAACGGATCCGACACCGTGGGCGTCTGGTCGGATCTGCACGTCGACCTTTTCGAGCTGCTGCGCGACACGCTGATCAATGTGCCCGACCTCTTCGATGCCGGCGACTACATCCACGGATCGGCGCTGTCTGACCTTCTGGCATATGGTGAGACCGTCGACGATATCGCACAGGGTCTGATCGAAGAAGGCGCCGCCAACGCGGTGCACCTTGACCGCGTCGACCTGATCGAAGCCCTCCAGACCTATCTGGCCGACGAATACCAGAGCCTCGCAGACGATCGCGACATGCTGAACAGCGACGAAATCGGCTATCTGGATGCAATCGCCACCGCGCTGGGTGCTGGCGCATGACCTGCCCAGACTGCGAAGAGCTGGCGGCCAAACTGGCGGCCGCCGAAAAGGCGATCGAGTTGATGGCGCCCAGCGCACCGGGTGAAATCGTGGCGCTGCGGTGTCAAATGCTGGAGATCCGGCGCATGTTGGCCACGCTGACCAACGGGCGGTACGCGGTGCTGGCCGACGGCCTGGCAGCTGGGCGCCTTTATGGTGCGTACTACACCATAAAAGACGGCCAGCCGCTGCGTGGTGAGCCGCTGGCCGCCGTGGTGGCACTACTCGAAGCAGTGGGCGTGATTGATCTGCGTTAGCTGCCCGTGTACAACTTCAGAGCATCCAAGACCGCCCGCGCCATTTCGCGGGCGGTTGTTGCGTCTGGGCTGCCCGCGTCGGTGTCGTCGTATGCCGCCAGCAGGGTGGCCACGTCGGTGGCTGACAGCAGCAGCGGCACCACATAGCCGTCGACGTCCACCTCTGCACCGCTGGGGGTCTGGGTGGAGGTCACGACCTGCATGACCTGGGGATAGTCAATGTGGGTTGTTGCCATGTCGAATCCTTAGGTTGGGTTTGTAATTGCCGCATACTTAAACATGAATCGCTGCCGATCACCGCTATTCACGGTGTCTGCATTCAACCGGATGCCGATCCCGACGATTAGCCTGACGTTCAGGCTGCTGGATCCGCCCGTTTGGTTAGAAGATCGGCTTCCGTTCCCTGTGGCCACGTTGGATGCGTCATACACCTGGTATGCTGATGCACCGACACCGCCGCCGCCACGGGTGACCGCGTTAACGCAGTATGCCCTGTTGTTGTGCATGGCCGAACTATTGACCGTCCATGCACCATAGGAATTTTGGCTGCCCTGCGTCTTTTTGATGATCGCACCGATGCCGGCCTGGCTGGTGGCAAGGTTTAGATCAGGGTGTACCGCGACACCAAAGACGACGCCCTGATGAAAGTCGTCGACCAGATTGTCCAGCTCCGACCGGATCGAGACCGTCAGCAGGTCACCCGTCAGCACTTGCGACCCATCGATCAAAAGGTCTTTGTACCACCTGGGGGCCCGTGTTGATGAACCGTTGTCCCAGCGGTACAGGTCGCCTGTGGCGCTGGCGCCCCATTGGATGGTATTAAATCCGCCGCTATGGGTCACCCCGTTGGTGCCGTAGTTTGTGTCCAGTTTGGAATCGGGATCAACTAGCGTCCATGATCCATCGGTTAGGTCAACCGTAGTCCATGCCAGATCGTAATTTGACGATCCGCCGCCGCCGCCGCCCGTGGTCGTGCCGCCCGTCTGGGCGAATGTGGCAAAGCCACCTGGAAATCTGCACGACATATCAACCCCAGGTCACATAGTGAAGATTGGGTGTGCCCGACGTCGAAGCGAAATAGACCCGGAAAAGGCCGGTATACCCTTCGGCACGCTGCCAGACGGTCAGCCATTGCTGTTTGGGCATCTTCACCGGGGTGGAGCTGCCGCCCATTGACATGGTGCCGTCATTGGTGCCATCATCCAGATAGACCGACACCGCCTGCACGGTGTCATCCAATTGCAGATAGTTGGCCGACATGGTGGAGCTGATCGCGATCTGCCCGCTGCGGGTGTGGGTCGGCGTTGCGCTTGCCATAGTGTGATCCCCTTGACTATTGACCGGCCGGCCGGCCTGTCATGGTGTTGATTGTTTGGCGTAGGATAGCCCGCACGTGGTGCAGACGGGGCACCAGAAGCGACCATGGGCGCCACTGGGCGGGCAGCTCGGCATCGGGGCGCCGACGTGCGCCTGGCAGTGGCTGCCACCCTGCGGCTGGTGTCACGGTCACCCGTTCCCGTCGCCATGTCGCCCGGTCAGTCTTGAGATCATGCGCCACCATAGCCACCCCCCTTGCGCTCAGTCAGTTCGATCGCCCTGGTTAGTTTGTACTCCAGATCGGCCAGCGGCTGAAGCAATCGATCCAGCTGGTGCTGTTGGGTGACGTCACGGAACCGCGCGGCCGTGTCGTCTTTGTGCTGGCGCAGATCCTCGCGCACGGTCTCCGCTGTCTGGATGGCGCGGGTGCATAGCTGCTGGAGCTGCTGGACGTCGCTGCGCAAGCCCTCCAGGCCGGCCGTATAGTCTGCGATCTTCTCACGAAGCACCTGATCAGCGTTGTCGCGGGCTATCGCTGCCCGCGTCTTTGCGCTGAGGTCATCGCGCCCGGCCTTGCTGTTGTTCATGCGCTGGAGATACCACCCACCACCGCCCAGCGATGTAAGGACAGCCGCCAGCAATGCGCCCAGCGTGTTGGGATCCATCTGCACCTTATTGCCCGCCCATGCTGTCGACGGCATGGCCAGCACCATGGCCAGCAGTATGCACGCCGTGATCATCTTTAGATCCCTTCATCCATGCCCCACCCAGATCCACCGCTGGAGACCTCCAGGGCGCTGGGTCGGCTGGGTGCATCCTGCACGCTGGCCACCATCGGGCGCCGTGCCATCTGGACACGGTGACCGACACCGCCAGCGATCACCCGGCGCACGTCGCCGATCGTCGGGGTGTCGTTGCCCACACGGCGGCCAGCTGCTGCGATGAAAAGGTGCAGCAGCCGATCGATCAGCAGGCCGTCGACGGCCTCCAGGATCTGGCCAGCGATGCCGGGCAACACCTGCTCGAAGTCTACCGCCGCGTCCACTTTCTCCACAAACAGCGGCACGCTGTCGACATAGCGATCCCGCAGCTCTTCGAACACCAGCTCTTCGTCGAATCCAGCCGTCAGCATTTCGACGGCCTCGCCGATGATCTCGCCTCGCTTCGCTTGGATGTTGCCGCGTATTTCGGCCAGTCGTGCCCGGATCTTCTGGATGATCTCGCCCATGGGTGCCCCCTATGCAATATCGAGGAAAAACGCGGCCTTGGCTTTGGCCAGCAGCGCCGCTCTGCTCTTGATCCCGTTTGTACCACCGTTGATCGCCCGTGTCACCGCTTCCAAATCGTCGCGGTCAGCGTCGGCGTTGATGTTGCGATCCAGCCAGTAGTGGGCGGCCACCTGATATGCCACGTACGGCATGGCCGCCAGATCGGGCTGGGCTTCGAGGTTGATCCCCAGATAGTCGCCCAGCGCACGATAATTCGCGCGGCCAGTCAACTGGATCACGCCCCGGCCCTTGTAGCGCACCCCGTCGCCTGGCTGGGTGTTGCCCAGGTCTTTTCGGCCTTCGTATGCTTTGCCGCTGGCATACTCCACAAGGGTGGCGAAACCTGCACTTTCATGGGCGATTTGAGCCAAAAAATGCGCCTTGCGCAGTGGGGTGGCCGCTATTTCGATCAAAGCGGCCTGTAACAGTGGAAGGTGTGGCGCCTGGAATTTGGGCGCCACGGCCTGCACATCTTCGAGTCGCACCCATTCGATCCCCTGCACCACGCTGGCCAGCCGCCTGTCGAGGTCGGCCAGCAGCACACCCGACGGCTGACCAGTCGGCCGCAGCCCGGCGGCTCGTTCGGCCGCTTGGATGGCCGCACGGGTGCGCCGACCCATCACCCCATCCAGTCGGCCGGGTTCGTACCCCATCCGCGCCAGCGTGTGCTGGAGTCGCAGGATCATGGTGTGTCCAGCTGGGCGCAGATCACCCGCCAGAGAAGTGGTGCACCGTCGGCGCCATTGCGGCCGCTGTAGGCGCTGATCGCTTCGATGTACAGATCGCCGCTCAGGCCTTCGGCGATCAGGTCTGGGATCTCTTCGGCGCGGGCGTTGGGTCGCAGTCGGTCAGACAGTGGCGCCCGCGACCTGAAGCCCCGAAATTTGGCCGGTATGTTGCGGATTACGTATGTTTGTAGCTTTGGCATGGTGTGGCCTCTGATCGCTTTATATCATGTTGGATCGTCAATACATTGTTGACAGGCCGGCCGGCCGGATCCCCTATGCTGTTTCGTCTTCGGACACGTTCACCGGCAGGGTGGCCAGCGTTAGCCGCGTTCGGTTGTCGTTTAGATCCATCTCCTCACGTACCACCATCACCAGCCGTTGATCGTAGCCGTACCGCGTGCCCGTCAGTCGACCGCGCACCCCAGCGGTGGACAACTGCACCACGTCGCCGGCCGCGTAGGATCTCAGGCCGTATACCGCGACCTCCACAAACTCCGGCACGAAGTGGCTCCACCCAGCCAGGCGGTCGCGGGTCTCCGTGGCCACGTCGGCCGCATTGGATACGCCGACCGTCTGCGCTTGCAGATCATACGTCACCAGCTCACGGGCGGGCAGGGTGGTGACGTTGGACGAATCCGACACCGTGCCACCACTGTGGAGGATCCGCAGCGTGTGGTATACCTCCGGCACGTCGGGCGGGTGCCATTGGATGCTGGGCACCTCGATCAGATCATCGTCGGACAGGTCGCCAAACTGCCTGGCCAGCCCGACGGTGTGGAGCTGCCGCGCCATGCGTGGCACGATCTGCCCTTCTTTGAAGGCCAGCCAGATCCCGGCCGCACCCCATATCGACACGATCCACGCCGCCGGGTCTGGGATCTCCGCTTCGATCAGGATCCGCCAGTCGTAAGATCCAACGGACAGAGACAGGATCCGGGCGGCCTGTGCCCAGCCGTAGTCGCTCAAGAGGTCGGCAGGGATACCCAGCCCCCACGCCTGTGGCAGCGTGTCGTATGCCCCATTGGTGCCCGCGCCTGTGGACGTCAAGACCTTGCGCAAGATCTCGATCGGGTGTCCCTGAAGTAGAACAACCGATCCAACCGGCCGGCCGGTGCTGGCCGCTGCCGCCGTGGTGCCATACTGCCCAGACGATGAAAGGCCGGTCAGGGTGCCCGTGGTCTCCCCTGTGAAGGTCAGGTAAAAGTCGTCCCCCACGTCGGGCGTGATCTTCACCGCACCGGTTCCCCCGGTCTCACGAAGGAATCGATCCGTGGTGGCGCCTGTGATGCTGATCGACGTGTCGGCTACCGTATACCCTGCCGACAGCGTGTCGGTCTGCCCAGCGCAGCCATAGAATAGCTGCGCACGGTCTGCCGCGCTGGCGCCCGCTGCGGCCAGACGGGTACGGATCCCGGTGGTCAGATCCCAGCATTCGATCCGCAGCAGATTGGGGTGGCCATCGCTGGAGACTTCAGACACCCGACCCACCTTAAGGGCTTGATACTCGGATCGGGTATAGCCGACCTCCCCGATCGACAGTCGCAGGATCGCGCCCTTCCGTAGCGCACGGGCGGCATACTCCAGGCCGGCGCGGGTGTACTGCTGACCAGACACCAGCCCGTCGGAGACCTTGATCGTGACACTCCAGCCACCTTCGATCGGTTGCCATGTCTGTATGTTGATCCCGGTGCTGCCCAGCCGTGGGGCGTATCCGTCACGCTGTAGCAACTCCGCAAAGGGCGCTAGGCCGGGATCGGTCGCGGCATACCACCCGTCGTGTCCAACGCCCTCGCCGTTGGCCGGCATAAGACATTCCAAAAGCAGGGCTTGGTGTACCACGCCGCCGCTGTAAAGCTTGGATCGAAATGAAGCCGGCCATGTCATGATCAGAATGTCCGTATATGGCTGTCGGTGGTCTGGCTGGTCTGGCTGCTGCTGCCGAAGTCGGTGCTGTTGATCGTGTCGTTGATGGATAGACCACCGGATCCGATCTGTAGATTGCCCGTCGCCAGTTCGCCGCCCAGCATGGCCGACACCTCCCACGGCAGTTCCACAAGCGTTAGATCCATGTCGAAGATCAGGCCGGGGTGTCGGCTGTCGTCAAGCCACCTTGTGGAGTTGTTGGCAGTTGTGGCGTCCATGTACAGCGTGGGGAACGTGTACTGGGTGCGCACGATGGCGCCCTGGGGTTGATAGGCATACAGGCCACGCGACAGGGTCAGGCTGTACCCGCTGCCATACGCCACCGCACCCGTGATCACCGCCCTTTCATATCGCAGCGGGTTGGTGGTCTGGATCTCGATTTCGTCGCCGTTGGCCAGCGTGACACCGCCACCGAAATAGGGCAAAACGTTGGAGTCGGTGAAGATCTGCGACCCGCCCGATCGTGCGGTGCGCACCGTGGCGGCCATATACGCTTTGTCGCTGTCGTGCGCGTATGCAATGCGGCCACCGTATCGAAGGTAACTGTCGAGGGTTTGTAGCGCGCGGATCGCGTTCGCATGGTTGGCGGTGTTGTAGCGCCCACGCAGGGTGATCAGTCGGCCACCGCCACGATCAAGCCGGGTCATGGTCAGCCCTTCCGCGTCCACGACGTCACGGTATTGGGCGACCGCCACGGCCGACACGTGCGGCAGTTGGATGACCTGGAAAGACGAAGCCCCATCGGGGTACCAGTAGATTCGTGGTGCGCCCATTATGCCCGTCCCCTTAGTCCGGTGTCTGCGTTGGTCAGTTGGCTAAACCGCCTCTGAAATCGATCCTGTGTGCCGCTGTCGAAGCCCAGCGCCTGCTGGATCACGGTGGCGCCAGATCCCAGCATGGTGGAGGTCGGCGCACGTGACATGGCCAGCCGGGTGGCGCCGTCTGCCCGCTCCATCCGCCCGCGTGTGCTGGCCGCTGCTGACCTGCTGGCGCTGCCGGCCATGCCTGGATTGTTTTTGGCTATGCCGAATCCCTGCTCTTCTGTGTACAGAACAATCCCCTCTTCGCTGAATAGCTGCCGCAGGACCGATTTTTCACCCTCCCCCGGCTCTTGAATGTCAACACCGGGGATCAGGTTTAGCAGTTTACGGAACAGCTCCGAAAGGGCATCGGCGATGGCGCCGGGCAGCACGGTGACCAGCTGCACCACGAATTCGGGGATCACATCCACCAGGATCGTGGGCAGGGCTTGGATTCCGCCCGTTATGTCTTGGATCATGGTGTCCAGTCGCTCTTCGACACCTTCGGCGCCACCCATTGCGCCGATCTGCTGGAAAGCCCCCAGCACACCCAAGATCGGGCCAGCCAGTGCCGCTGCCTTTCCACCAGCAGGCAGCAGCCCTTGGATCGCTCCGATGTTGCCGCCGGCCAGTTGTACGGCCGCGCCAGCCGTCTGGATGGCGCCCGCCTGCTTATCGATCTGCGCCTGCTTTTCCGCTTCGGCGATATCTGCCAACTCCTGGCGCACCTCGATCTGTCGTTGTAGCAGTTCCAGACTGGTCGATAGGTTGGTGTTCATTTCGATCAAAGGTGCGTTCAGATCGATCCCGATCCCCACCAACTCCGCACCCGGTGCAGCAAACCCCAGCGCCTTGAAGGCTTCTGCCAGTGTGTCGATCTCTTCGGCGAAGACCTTGATCGCTTCGGTGCCCTCTTTTACCCTTTGCGTGGCGGTTTGTTGCTGATCGGCCACGGTTGCAAGGCTCTGCGCGTATCGGTCTTCAGCCGTGGTAATCACATCCACCGCAGTGGCAGCGATCGTGCGCTGCTGGTTCAGTTCGGCCAGCTTTCGGGCGGCCTGTTCCAGCTCTGTTCGCACCCCAGACGAAGCCGTGGCAAAGTCTCGATCGTTCTGTATCAATTCACGCTGTCGTGACAGTTGCTGGCCGTATTTCTCCACCAACTCGGTGGCCTGTGCGATCTGCTGGTCGATCAGCTTTAGGCTTTCTTCACGCTCGCTGCGTTGCTGCTGGAATGCATCGGCCGCCGTGCGGGCGGCCACGGCCGCGTTGAATTGCTCCTGGGTGATCTTCTCTTCGGCCAGCGCGGCCAGAAGCGCGGCCTCTTTGACCTTCTGGTGCAGTTCCACCATGGCCGTGGCGCGTTCTGCGGCCGCGTCCATGGCCTCATTTGCTTGCTCAAGATTCTGTTGAAGAATCTTGTATGCGGCGGCCGCCACACCGACAGCCACCCCGATCGGCCCCAGGATCGCCAGCAGCCGACCACCCCCAAGGGTCGCGACCTCCAGGCTATCTGCCATATCCGCAACCAGCCGGGCGCCTTCTTCAAACGCTGGATTGATCCGACCCAGCACACCGCCCAGCATCTGCGATGCCCGCGCCGTTTCGCCTGCACTGTCGCCCAACTGCTGAGACTGTTGATCGAGCCGATGCACCTTGTCGGTGGTGTCCCCGGCCGCGCTTGACAGTCGATTCAGGCTCTGCACGCTGTCGGTGGTGTCGGTCTCGATTGTGTTGCGGTAGACGCTCATTACAGGCCCCCTGTCATCGGCAGGGTCGGAAAGACCATGGCCTTTTGTTGCTTTGCGTTCTCCACCAGCACATCGAATTCAGCCAGTCCAGACAGCCGACACGCCGTATCCACCAGCACGGCCGCCCATGTGCCGGGCGCTATCCCCAGCATGGTGGCGGGCGTGGTGTGGTAGCGCCTGGCTTGCTTATCCATCTGGCTGCACCCCTCTTCGTCACACAGGAAACGGGGCCCAGTGCTGGGCCACCTCCGTGGCTGGCGCCAGTGTAGCCTGCAAAACGTTGGCCAGTCCATCGGAGCGGATCACGCGGTCGGCCAGCAGCCGCACCACCCCATCCCCGTCGCCCTCTTCGTCTGGGCTGTCAACCCACACCACGGGCACCCAGTGGGTGGGATCGTCGAAGTCTTGGACGTGCGTGATCACGCTTTTGGCCACCTGCATGGATCGGCCGATGATCTGATCGATCTGCTGCCGCTGCTCTTCGTCTGACCGCTGCGCGGCCTCCAGCTCGGCCGCCTCGAGGCCCGTCAAGTCGGCTTCGTCCGGCTGGCGATAGCGCCCGATCAGCTGCTGGAGGGTCTGGATAAGGACACCCAGCCGGGCGGCCTCCTGTACACCGATAAACCGCACCTTAAAGGCCAGCGCGACCCCAGGCCGCAGCGGTTGGTAAGCGATGGCGGAAGATGCTTGATCGATCTGATCGAAGATCCCCCGCTTGGTCGTGGTTTCCATGTTGTCTCCTGATTGTTGACCGGCCGGCCGGCCTGTATTGCCCGATCTGCTTAGTTGGCGTTGTATGTCGCCGATT